AGGTGCTTGTCGGACAGCACCCGTCCCTGCGAATCCTGATTCCGTTCGTCCGAACCCCGACGAACCTGACGCTGTTCTTCGCGCAGCGGATTCCGATCTCCGGCGTGATGTACAACATCCCGCACCTCAGCGAGATTAGCACCCGCTTCCAGCGTGACATCACCAGCGGCGATCCCGTTCGACGGGCGCAGGCACTTGGCCGGATGTCGGGCGGAACGCTCATCACGATGTCGGCCATCGTCGCGGCAGGTACGGGAATCCTGACTGGATCCGGCCCCAAGGATCCAGAAGAGCGGGCCTATCTGGCGAAGTCCGGCTGGCAGCCGTATTCGATCAAGGTGGGCGACACCTACATCAGCTACCGGAGAATGGATCCATTTGCGACCTTCTTCGGTGTCGTGGCTGACCTGCACGAAGCGTATGCGAACGCCGAAGACGCGCAGAAGAGCGTCATCGAGGTCACGCTCAAGGGTGTGGTTGCGGCCGTGGCGAACAACATCGCCAACAAGACCTACCTGACTGGTCTGGTCCGCGCTGCCAACGCGGTGTCCGATGCCGAGCGTTACGGAGCGGACTGGCTTGAGCAGACCATCGCGTCGTTCGTCCCGTCCGCGCTGTCGCAGACTCAGGACATCCTCGGCATGGATCCCGTGATGCGCGATGTGCAGACCATCGCTGATGCGATTCGAAACCGCATTCCCGGCATCGCTGAGAATGTCGCCCCCCGCCGCGATGTGCTTGGTGAGCCGCTGCGACGGTCGCGCATTCTCGGTGCGGTTCCTCCAGCATGGCCGTTCTCCTACAGCAAGGTCAACAATGACATCATCGCGCAGGAGCTGGCGCAGCTTGGTGCTGGATTCACGCCGCCGCGGGCGATGCGAAACGATGTGGATCTCCGCGCGTATGTGAACCGGAAGGGCCAGAACTCCTACGACAGGTGGCAGGAGCTGACGGGTCAGGTCCGGCTTGGCGGACGCACCCTCCGGGAATCTATGGAGCAGCTGATCCAGTCGTCTGGCTACCAGCGCACCGACCCCACCAGCGTCGAAGGATACGACTCACCCCGCGTCGGGATGCTGCGAAAGCTGATCTCGCGGTACCGTGACGCTGCGTTCCGTCAAACCATGCAGGAGTTCCCAGACCTTATGGAAGCGGAACGCCACCGCAGGGCAACAGTCATTGGAGCGGCAAGCGGAAAGCCGTTCGCAGAGCTTCTTCAATACTCCCGAGGTAGGTAATGGCCAACTCATTTCAAGCTTCAACCGGAAACGGAACGGCAGGCCCGTTCAGTTGGGCGCAGATTGACGGATACATCTCCTCCGCTCACATCTATGTCTATGTGAATGGTGTGCTGAAGACCCTCACATCCGACTACACGCTGAACACGACGGCGAAGACCGTCACCTTCACGGCGGGAAACTTCCCGTCATCGGGTGACTACATCGAGATCAAGCGGATCACGCCGAAGACGGTCGCTGGCCTACAGGTCAACTTTGCCGATGCGTCCGTGCTCACGGCACAGGACATGAACAACGCCCAGAAGCAGCAGCTGTTCATCGCGCAGGAAGCGCAGGACACAGGTGCTGGCGGCATGGGCAAGAACTTCTTCAGCACCGCATGGGATGCGACCAACCTGCGGATCGAGCGTGTGTCTCCTCCGACGAACCTGACGGATGCGGCGAACAAGCAGTATGTCGATTCGCTGTCGCTGTTCGGTGCGTTCACGGTTCCGCAGAGCTGGTCTTTCAGCGGCGATGGTTCTGTCGAGGATATCTACCTGACAAATCCCGAACCCACCTGCACCGATCCGGCGATGTTCATCGTTGAAGTCAACGGTGTTCTCCAGCGGCCTGTGACCAACTACGACATCGTTGCAGTCGGTCCCTATTGGCAGATCCAGTTCACCGCACCTCCGGCAGCGGGGACGGACAACATTGTCATCCGCAACTTCGGCGTGGCCCGCAACGCGCTTGATGTGCTGCCCAACAGTTCCGTGACCGCGCAGTACATCGCCAACGGTGCGGTCGAGACGGCCAAGATCCTCGATGATGCAGTCACGACTGCGAAGATTGCCAACCTTGCGGTCACGACCGCGAAGCTGAACAACGCAGCGGTGACGGAAGCCAAGCTTGGAAGCGGTGCTGTGACGGCGGACAAGATCGGAAGTCTTGCCGTCACTACGGCGAAGCTTGCGGCAAGCGCGGTCGAAACGGACAAGATCGCTGACTTGAATGTCACGACGGGAAAGATCGCAAATCTTGCGGTCAACAACGCGAAGATTGCAGACGCATCCGTCTCATTCGCGCAGTTGAAGCAGACAAGCTTCACGGGAGCTGGAAGCGACCTTCGCCTGCTGAACGCCAACACATCTGGAACTGCGGTGCTGACGGCGGCCAGTTCGATTCCCTTGAGCACATTTGCCGTTCCTACGGCAAATATCGCCATGAACAACCTGACGCTGACTGGCCTACAGACAGCGCAGTTCACGCCGACGCTGTATCTCGGAACCACGGAAGTCAGTTCGTACACCTCCCGGTTCGCGCGGTACATCAAGATCGACCGCGTTGTGGTGTTCACGATTTCGATTGTCGTCAACACCAAGGGAGCAGGTGTGGGCAATGTCGTTGTGCGCGGCCTTCCGTTCAGCTGCCAAGCAAATGGCTGGGCTCCGGTCAGTTGCGTGGGGTTCAACAACTTCACGGGGTTGACGGGCGCGTTGCTCGGATTCATCGACCCGACCAATCCGACCTATGTGACCATCCGTCAGAGTGCAGCTACGGGATCGGCTGTCGTAACCGAGGCAAACATCACCGCAGGAGCCTCGCTGTATCTTTCTGGTACCTACATCGCTGACAGCTAAGGAACAACCTCATGCCGCTCAACAATGTCCAAGCCGTGCAGTCCACGGGATTGCTCAAGACAGCCAACAACCTGTCGGAGATCCGCGCCTATACCGACCAACTCATGGGCGTTGGTGATGTCAAGCTCATCGCGGCCGCGGTCGCTCCGAAAGGATGGCTTGCTTGCAACGGAGCTTCCGTCAGCACCACTACCTACTCCGCGTTGTTCGCCAAGATTGCGTACACCTTCGGTGGAAGCGGCGCAAACTTCACGCTACCGAACATCTCGGCTCCGGTGGCAAACACCCTGTACATCATCAAGGCATCGGAGTACACGCCGTGAACGAGGAAGTGCTCATTGCGCTTGGTCGTTTGGAAGGCAAGGTCGATGCAATGATGACCTCGCTCCGCATCCAGCAGGAAGAACTACAACGGCTCGATGTTCGCGTCCGCGACCTTGAGCAGAGCAAGGCGTGGCTGCTCGGTGCCGCCGCGGTCATCTCGTTCCTGTCGGGTCTTGTCGTCAAGTTCATTCCATTGAAGGGATAATCATCATGCGTGTCATTTTCCTCGGTTCGAAGTCCGCGACGGGAGCTCCCACGGATGTCACTTTCGAAACGCCCTTCGATCACTATGTCGATGAGCGCGTCGGTGTCTTTCAGGCTGAGTTTGCGGGAACCGCAACCGTCACTCTTGAAGGCCGCTTGACTGGTTCCGCTAACTGGACGACCATCACCACGATTGCCAGCACGGACAGCAGCAAGGCGAAGACCGTTGCGCTGATGCCGCTGATGCGGCTCAACATCACATCGTGGACCAGCGGCCTTGTAAGCGGGTGGCTGGGGATCTGATGAACATCCTGCGACGAGCCCTGTTCCACCAGAACCTGTTCTCGACTACGGAAGATGCCTATCCCGGCTCTCCGCTGTCGTCTCCGGTTCAGTCGCAGACCTCGCATCATCTCAGCGGTGGGCTGGAAGTAGAGAACTATCTGGCCTTCACGGCGGCGTTCAACCTGTCTGGTTCAGCTCCCACTTGGTCGGTGTCTTCGGCGGTGTACACGCAGAACAGCTATATCGAGGGCGGATCGCTCTCGATAGCACCGATGACGAGCTTCAACAAAGGACAGGTGTCCACAGGCACCGGAAGCACCGATCCGATTCAAGCCCGAATCGACATCAACAGCGTGGGGGATCCAAACGGATTCATCGGCGCGTACCCGAGGGCATGGGGAATCCTGATGCACATCAAGACGGGCAACAAGATCCCGATGACGACGATGCTCAGGCAGTCAGTCTCAATCATCCGCTTCGATGGACAGGCTCGATTCGATCCGGTTCAACTGGCCTCGGGAGACGCGATGATCTTGAAGGTCTACCTAACGGGGAATCCACGATGAACCTGATTCGACGCGCTGCGTTTCTCAAGAATCTCAGCGGCAGTACAACACCTTTAGTCGCAGACACCGAGAAACTAAGCGAGGTTCTAGTTCAGGATGAGGCATTGCCCCACTTCGACAAAGGCGCGACGGATGTCGCTTCTGGATTTACAAGCAATCCCATCTTCACGCTGACCGGAACAATCGCGGCAAGAAGCACAAACTCGACCACGGGGTTTACCGACATCGGAAGTTACCAACTCGACATGGGTACTTCCTTTGGCGTTCTCGATCAATCACAGCCTGTGTTCCACCCGGGTAACGCAAATCTTGCCCGCCTGTACCGAGCAACCAACGGATACCTAGAGATCAAACTTGGGTTTATCTACTCAGGTAATCCTGCGAACTTCCTGACCATCTACGGAACAGGTGGGTTTGTGCGTTACATCAATCGAACACGCGGAACACCGTTGACTCAGTTGTTCCTGACCGAAACGGTTGGAGTAGCTGCGGGAACCGTCCGATTTACCAAGAGTGGAAACCTGACGCAGACAGGCGAAGCCGTCGGTGATGTTGTTCGCCTTGAGTTCTACTTCGCAGGAGGCTGACATGACCGATCCCGAACTGATGGCGAAACTGCACCAGCTGCTGACCCAGAACCTGATCGACAAGATCGAGTCCGGCGAAGCGACTGCCGCGGACCTTGGCGTGGCTCGACAGCTGCTCAAGGACAACGGGGTCAACGCCACCCCCTCCCAAGGCACTCCCATCCTGAGGCTGTCGCAAGCCCTGCCTTTCGATGAAGCCCAAGAAGCCGTCTAGGATCGCATTACAGACCTTCTGATTTCGACCCTATGGACACCCTATACAGCAATCTAAACGCCTTGGCGGGCCATCCACGGGGCTAGAAACGAAAGCCAATGCAAATCGACCCCCGCCTCAAGGACTTTCGGAACTTTCTCTGGCTGACTTGGCAGCATTTGGGACTGCCGGAACCCACCCCAGTCCAGTACGACCTAGCCGCATACTTGCAGAACGGACCCCGCCGATGCGTGATCGAAGCCTTTCGTGGAGTCGGGAAGTCCTTCGTCACCTCAGCGTTCGTCATCCACCAGCTGCTGCTCGATCCGAGCAAGAACATTCTGGTGGTCAGCAGCAGCAAGCAGAGGGCGGACGACTTCACGACCTTCACCCTGCGGATCATCGAGTCGATGGAGATCCTGCACCACCTGCGCCCGAGGGAAGACCAGCGCAAGTCGAAGATCGCGTTCGATGTGGGCCTAGCCCCGCCGAGCCAGAGCCCGAGCGTGGTGAGCAAGGGGATCACCTCGCAGATCACGGGAAGCCGCGCCGACCTGATCGTCGCGGACGATGTGGAAAGCGCAAACAACAGCCTGACGCAGACAATGCGTGACAAGCTGTCGGAGTCCGTGAAGGAGTTCGACGCTGTTCTCAAGCCAGACGGCCGCGTGGTCTACCTCGGCACACCGCAGACCGAGGCATCGCTGTACGCATCGCTGCCGGAGCGCGGATACGAGGTCCGAATCTGGCCTGCTCGGTACCCGGAGGCACGGCTGAGGGAGTTCTACGGGGCCCGACTCGCCCCGATGATCGCTGACAAGCTCGACAAGAACCCGGAGCTCGTCGGAAAGCCGACGGATCCGCAGCGGTTCTCCGAGATCGACCTGATGGAACGCGAGATGTCCTTCGGACGCTCGGGTTTCTCGCTCCAGTTCATGCTGGACACCAGCCTGTCCGACCTCGACCGCTATCCGCTGCGCCTGTCGGACGCGATCATCACCGAGTGCGAGATCGACACCGCGCCGGAGAAGCTGATCTGGGGCAAGGACAAGCCCTGCGAGGACCTGCCGTGCGTCGGACTGAACGGCGACAGGTGGTACCGGGCGGTCGCCAGCATCGGTGCATCCTCCCCGAAGCCGTACACGGGCTCGGTCATGGCCATCGACCCCTCGGGACGCGGCACAGACGAGACGGCGTTCGCCGTGGTCAAGATGCTCAACGGATTCCTGTTTGTCACCGAGGCGGGTGGACTACCGGGCGGGTACGACGAACGGACGCTGAAGGAGCTAGTGGACATCGCCTCGCGGCAGAAGGTCAACCACATCGTGGTCGAGTCCAACTTCGGTGACGGAATGTTCACCGAGCTGCTGAAGCCGCACCTGCGGGCTGGCCACAACTGCTTCATCGAGGAGGTCCGCCACTCGGTGCAGAAGGAGAAGCGGATCATCGACACGCTGGAGCCCGTGCTGAACCAGCACAAGCTAGTCATTGACTCCCGAGTCGTCCAGCGCGACTACGAAACCGCCAAGACCTCCGACAAGACGCTGCACTACAGCCTGTTCTACCAGATGTCTCGGGTGGTCAAGGCTCGGGGTGCCCTGCTGCACGACGACCGTCTTGACGCTCTGTCCATCGCGGTCAACTACTGGACGGAACAGATGGCTCAGGATGCCGACGAGAAGATCCAAGCGGCAAGACAGCAAGCCATAGACGAACGGCTGGAGAGGTTCATGGAAGGAAGACTGATCCCAAAGGCTAGGGAACCTGAGGATTACTCTTGGAACAACCGCAGGTAATCCGCCTACGGCCCTTCTCCTGCCCCATCCAAGAGAAGACTGGATCGGTACCACCTCCCCCCTATCCAGCCAATCTAGAACAACTCTGTAATACCACCGTAGGTGGATGACAGAGATGGATATGGGGTACCTCTATGGTAGGGGCTAGAAGAACTCTAGAACAACTCTAGATACCTTTAGATATCCATAAGTATCCATTCTAGATGGGTATAGGTATCCGGTAGGATCATCTCTAGAGTCTCGATACAGGTAACTGTCAGCTATCCACTAGCTACCAGAAGGGGGGTAGGGGGTGTCAGACAGCATTGTCATTGCCGGACTGTGTGTCCAGATCCACCGTCAACCGATGGGAGGGGAGGGGGAGGAGTTCCTGTTCGGGACTTGGGCTCAGGGTCCCCTGCCCACCATCACCGTCAACTCCTCCTGTACCGAAGCCATCCAAACACGGACTCTCTTGCATGAGGTCCTAGAGGCGATCAACGACCTATACGGCATCGGCCTACAGGAGGAGCAAATCTGCGCCTTGGAAACCGGACTGGCCGATACTCTCGGTCGAAATCCCGAGTTTGCCTTGGCACTTGTCAACGGTTTGCGTGTTCGCTAGGATGCGTCCCGCATTCTTCTCCCCCACAGGGTGGTCCCGTTCGGCAACGCCCCGCTCGGGATCACCCTGAAGAGAGAACACTTTGGAGGAAACCAATGGACAAGCAGTCGTGGCAGCCCGTGCTACAGCGGGCTACGGAGGACATCAACCTGAGCCTGTCTTTGCGACAGGCTTGTCGTGATGCCCTAGTCGAGCTGTGTGCAATCCGGAAAGGTCTGGAGGACCTGAAGATCAAGACCCGCGACATCAGCGCGGAGGTCGATCAGATCCGGGAAGGCAGGCTGGAATGAGCGACGACATCGACATTGTTGATCGTCTCAGGATCAACTGGACATCGCTCACCGACACGCAGAACGCCGAGCGAAATGAAGCCGCCGACGAGATCGAGCGGCTGCGCGCGGAGCGCGAGAAGTGCCACGACATCATGGAGAGCCAGTCACATCAGCTGACCCGGATGGCCCGTGATATCGAGATGTTCCGGGAGATGATCGCGGAGATGCGGGAACGCAACAACAAGTTGCTCCACAAGCTACAGGAGTTCGAAGCGAGGGAAGCAGAATGAACTACCTCAGCATTTGCTCTGGAATCGAAGCCGCATCCGTTGCGTGGCATTCGCTTGGATGGAAAGCTGTGGGGTTCTCTGAAATTGAACCGTTTCCCTGTTCTGTCCTAGCGCATCGGTTTCCAACAGTCCCGAACTACGGAGACATGACCAAGTATGAGCAATGGCCCTTACAACCCGGATCAGTTGACCTTCTGGTCGGGGGCACCCCATGTCAGTCATTCTCCGTCGCAGGACTGCGGAAAGGGCTTGAAGACCCGCGGGGAAACCTCATGCTCACCTTTCTTGGAATCGCTGCTCGGTTCCAACCTAGATGGGTTGTCTGGGAAAATGTTCCCGGTGTCTTGTCCAGCGGATCCGGACGGGACTTTGGTGCCTTCCTCGGGGCGTTGGGCCAACTCGGGTATGGGTACGCCTACCGAGTGCTGGATGCTCAATACATCCGAGTGGGGAACTGGCCCCAAGCCGTCCCGCAGCGACGGCGACGTGTGTTCGTTGTCGGATGTCTTGGAGACTACACAGGTCCCGGAAAGGTTCTGGCTATCGAAGAAGGCTTGCGAGGGCATATTGCGGCGCAGTCAACGACGAGGAAAGAAGCTACCGAAGATGTTGAAGGAAGCGTTGGAAACAACCGCTGGTGGGATGGAAGCCCCTGTGCGTCAACATTGACTAAATCAAATGCAAACGGGGCACAACGGATGCCTGATAAGGCGAACTTTGGTGCTGTTATTCAGCCTATTGTGGGAGCCCTAACAGCGCGTGGGCCTGACTCGTGTGGAAGACCTGCATTAGATGCGGGTCATGTATTTCCTGCTGTTTTTCGCAAGTCCAAACGCGCCCAAAGCGCGACGGACGATGAGTCATGGGTACAGGCGGAAACTTCAAACACCGTCAATGCGTTTGATACTGGAGAAAGAGACACACACGCTGTGGCTACTGCTATGACAGTTCGCCGCTTGACCCCACTTGAGTGCGAACGGCTACAAGGATTCCCCGACGATTGGACGCTTGTGCCGCATCGAGGCAAGCCCGCCGCAGATGGGCCCCGCTACAAGGCACTTGGTAACTCAATGGCCTGCAACTGCATGGCTTGGATTGGAGAACGCATTGCTCAATACGAGCAGGAGGACAAATGACTGCGACAAAGCCGAAGAAGAACCACCCGTGGGCCATGAAGGCCGTCAATAAGCCCGCAAATCCGCCCAAGACGGGGAAGACGGGCAAGAAGGAAGGTGCAAAGTGAGCCTACCCAAGCCTCCGAAGGGCACGAAGATTTACTTCAAGCCCGTGGACGACCGGATGTTCATCGAGTTCGCCATCCCGAAGGGCAGCGTGGGTGAACACTACCACCTGTTCGACTTCACGGACGAGTGGACCGAGATGTTGAACGAGATTCAGGGACTGGAAGATGTCCTGTCCGGTGGGGCAGAGGTCAATCCAGAGGAGAACGAGCCCGCCTACGCGAAGTTTGAGCGGCTGGCAGCCAAGTTCATCGAGCTGAAGCGGCCCAAGGCGGCTGAGATGGCTCTGGACGGGTTCCTGCATGAGACGATGAGCGGGCCCGACGAGGATGTTGTGGAGGCCCTGAGGGTCTACACGGCCTTGTGGACGAAACTCAAGGAGATGAAGGCCGATCTGGCCCGGAACAACTGACCACTCAATCGCGCCGAATCGTCTAATACTGGGCCTGTCGGTGGGACAGAGCGTATAATCCAGAAGATCCCGCTCGGCGGGGATGCGGGTGCAAGTCCCGCTTTGGGCGCGTAGCAACAAGCATCTTTTCCTCCAAGGGCGGTACAGGCTTCACGGTCTGTGCCGCCTTTCTGTTTGCGGACCTTTCGGCAGAAAAATCCGAAAGGGGGTATATCGCTTCGTTTAGTCCCGATTCCCCCCCTCGGGG